TTGAATGGGATTTTGAACACGGCTGCCCTAAACAAGGTGGTCGTGTTTTAGAATGGATTGACTGGTTGAAGCTAATGGTTGAGACTTTTAAAAAACATCGTGAGTCGTGTTATGTTTCAGAACAGCATTTTAATGATTTTTTGAATACATTTGATTTATATGCTCCTCAAATGGATGTTTCTCGTGACGATTTGTTTATTACTAATGATAATACTTATGTATTAAGTATATCTAGTTATATTAAAGATTGTCTTAAACGCGGTACAAAAATTGTTTCTGAGTTTAGTTCTTATCCATTACCTTTTTTAGTTAAATTAGTTTCTTTTCCTTTTAATGATACACAAATTAAAAAATTTTTACAATTGTATGATTTTAGTAAATCATTATTATCAAATTGCATAGATTATTTATATTCTAGATCATTATATACCTTACAATATATGAAAAGTAGATTTAATGATACTTTATTTTGGTTTAGAGATCATCCTGTTGCTTGTTTCTTTATTGTATCAGGTACTATTACTTTACCATTTTTTATAAAATTTATTGTAAAATCTATCTCTCAAGTTATTACTATAGAACCTGTTAAGATTCCTGTTTATGAACCTCAATTTTGTAGTTTAGATGAGAAGTGTGCTTCTTATCTTAAGTCTAGATATAATTTAATGTATAAGATTGTTTTATATTGGGAATTCTTGGTTACTGAAAATGATAAATTAGTTAAAAAACATAAAATATTTGTTCCCTCTTGTGCTTTAGCACTTGGTAAGTTTTGGTTTATTTGTAATTTACATGCTTATCATTTAATGCTTGATTTGTCAACATTACCTGGTACAACTAAAGTTGTAGTTGGTTTAGCAACTTTTTTGAAACAAACTGATAATGACCCTATGGGAATTAATGAATTTAAAAATATTGAGTGGATGAATGCTATTCCTGAAAAAGATTTAATATTTTTTAATTATGGTCCTGTTATTCCCATGCAATCATCTGATCTGTTAAAATCTTTTGTGAATTTTTCTGATCATAAAGGATTGCGTGATGCTATTTATTCGAATAAATTTAGTGGTGTTATGGTTAGACGAGTTGGTGTAGTTACTGATGTTTCGCCCGCTGATGCGATGGTACATGGTGAATTTTCTTATCAGTCTAATCCTGATATTCAACTTCCTTATTCTAATAAAAATGTTCAACTAAGTTCTCATCTTGGTGTTATGCGCAAGTATGAACATAAAACTTGTTCTTGTATTTCTTATACACTTGATACTCAATATGGTGAGTGTAGTCAATTATTTTTTGCTAATGATAAAATCTTTAATAAATTTGTTCAAAGACCTTTTATAGTTTCTTTACATGTCAGCAAAAACAATGCTCTTAAAGTTGGGATAGGTGTTATTCTTGAATTACATGATTTATTACCAGTTATTCAAAAAATTGATTGTAATATTTCTAATCCTTTACCTAAATTAGAAGAGAATCTTGACATAGCCCGTAAAACTTCTAAAGAAGTATTTGAACCGTGTTTCTCTGTTATACCAGTTGATTATCTTAATGAATTTGAATCCCATCAATTACCTCTTGGTGTTACTTCCACTATTAATTTTAACAATGCTAGTGGCATTACACGAACTGAATTATTTGGTACTATTCGAGCGCCAAAAATGCCAGCACGTTTACATCCTGCTGTCGTTTCTGGTGTTAAGTATGACCCTATGAAGATTGCTCGTAAAAATGTGGGATATGGTATTAATGTTTGTTTACCCTATGATAATTGTGATTTTGTGGCTGAATTTTTAGCTTCCAAGATTATGAATCAATCACAACCTATTCAGCATTATTTACGACAAACTGCTACATTTGAAGAAGTTGTTTCTGGTGACCCACAAAAAGGTATACATCAAGCTGATCGTAATACATCAGCTGGGTATATCTTTAATGTTATCAAGAAAGAATTCTCAATTAAGCAGGGCATTAAATATGAATTATTTGGTGATAAAGAACGTGTTGAGTTTGATCGTAAATTTATTTCTGTACTTAAACAACTTATTAATATCTCATTAGAACGTATGAAAAATGGTGATACACCTGGTGGGGTAGCGACTGATTGCCTTAAAGATGAGTTAGTTTCTGATGAAAAGCGTAAGTTGTTTAAAACTCGTTTATTCTTATCTTTTGATTATCATATTCTTATTATATTTTATATGTATTTCTGGGGCTTTGCAAAATGGATTACTGATAATCGTTTTCTTAATATGATGTGTATTGGTACAAACCCTTATACTGAATGGCCCATTCTCTATCAATTATTGTGTATGAAATCACTTTTAGGAATTTATGGTGATTTTCATTCTTTTGACAAATATCTTGCTTTGCTAGTAATGAGATCCACCCAAAACTTGTATAGAAAGTTTTATGGTCGATCTGATCCTATTGCTAACAAATATAGAGATCTTCTTTTTGAAGAATTGTTAAATTTAGTACATGTTTCACCTGGTGAAAGATGTACACTTCTATATCAAGTTTGGGGTTCTAATAGCAGTGGAAATTTTCTTACTGCTATTATTAATTCTATATCCAATCTTAATATGGTTTATTGCGCGTGTTGTCATATTTTACTTAAACTATCTGGTAGTAGTTTCTTTGAATGTAAAGTTGCAGATATTCCTGTGCTTGAAGTTGATACCCTTGTGGTGGCCTTCGTTTATGGTGACGATCTTGCAATGGCATCCATTGATGATCGAATCACTTTTCATTCTATCCAATTAGCACTTAAAGAGCTATATGGTATTGAATTTACTGATGATTTGAAAGGATCAGATGTAACTACTGATTACAAAAAACATACTGATGGGTCTTTTTTAGGTAGAAAATTTTTACCTAATAATTGGTTTGGACATTTTACTGTTTCTGCTCCATTGAGATTATCATCGATACATGATAGTTGGTTATTTTATAAAGGTGATCGTTCTCTTAAGATTCTTTATGATAAAATTGATAATGCTTTAAAGGAGTATTCTCTACATGGTGAAGAAGTTTTTAATGAACATGCTGGCATTTTAATGCAAGCTAGTCATCAAAAATTAAATTATCATTCTCCTTTTGAGGTGTGGCGAATGGCTTATCTGTCTATGATGGATTCCGATTCCCCACTTTACTGCCCTTATTCTTCATCATCTACTTTGGATGGAGGTATATTAGAGAAATTAAAAGTACCAGTGTTACCTACTGGTCAAAAATGGACGTCAGAGGGTTCTGACGTGATCCCTTTGATTGAAAATTACGTTTCTATTTCAAATTCTTTTAATTTTCCTTGGTTTATGGACAATAGTAAACCCGCTGAGTGTGTGAAGCGACAAGAAAACACCGATACTACTAGTAATCTTGATACTAGTAATATTGTAATTAATCAAGAAAAATATAGCATTCAGATGAATGTTACTCCTACAATCGATATGTATGTTGAAGGTGGCTCTGATAAAGTTTCATCTGGTGCTTCTAAAGTTGTTTGTGACCAAGTTACTGCAACTTGTTTTACTGAAGCTGATATAGTTTTAGAAAGTCCTTGGGCAAGTCGTGTATTACCCTCTTCTAATGAAGTTCGTTTAATGCAAATTTCTGACTTTTTATATAGACCTTATTTACTTGAAACTTTTGAATGGATTTCTGGAAATACTGCTAATACTACTATTAATGGCAGTGGCTCCGGTGTTTCAGTTGCTACAACTTTACTTGCTAATACTGATTGGTTACATAAAATTGAAGGATTTAATCTTTTCCGTGGTACATTTTGTTATCGCGTTGAAATTAATGCTTATGCTTTTCAAGCTGGCAGATTATTACTTCATTATATACCTAATTATTCAAGCATTTATAATGTAGATTTAGGATTTCCTTTGCGAAATAATTATAATCTACAACAAAAGATTCAACATCCTCATATTGAAATTGATTGTCGGCAAACTAGTGCAACTATTAAAGTTCCTTGGATAGCTCCTGCCCCATATTGGGACAAAAAAGATAATAAATTTGATTGGGGGACTATTTTTTTAGATGTTTTCTCTGTTTTAACATATGGTGCTGCTAGCAATACTAAACCGGTTGAAATATCCATATATGGATACTGGGAGGATATTGAATTAGCCGCCATCTGCGTTCCACAGATGAACTGTGAATCAATTACATTTAATGATTGTGTTCCTCAGATGTCTAGTAAAAGTAGATATTCAGAGCATAATAACCCTGATGAAGATGCTGCACGTGAAGAGGCAATGGCTAGAAGTAAATCTAGTCAAGCTCCTGAACTTAAAGATGGTCCTGTTACAACCACTCTTGGACAAGTTCATAAGGCTGCATCTTATTTAAGTTCTATTCCACCTTTAACTGCTTTTTTTACACCTGTTGCTTGGGCAGCTAATGTATTAAAAGGAGTCTCTTCTATTTTTGGTTGGTCTAAACCTTTATTAAACGTACAACAGCATGTTGTTTTGAAACAAAAGAATCGTTATTTTTCTACATCTGATGGTCCTGACGTTGCAATTCCTTTAGCTTTGATTTGTGATAACAAATTGGCTTTAAATACAACTCATACTATTAATCATGAAGATGAAATGTCTTTTGATTTTCTTAAAAAGATACCTTTTTTGCATTCAACTGTTAATTGGACAACTAGTAATGCTACAACAACTAGTCTTTTTTCTCTTGCAATGAATCCACATGCGCTTTCTGTAGGTGCAACATTTTCATATAATATGGGTGCTCATACTTACACAGCTCATTTTGGTAATCCGTTGCATTATCTTTCTCGTGACTTCCTTTATTGGCGTGGTAGCTTTGATGTAACAATTAAAATTGTCAAAACAATCTATCATACTGGTAGGTTACAAGTTACTTGGACTCCTTACCATACTATTGCAGTAACACCTACTACTACTACTGGTTTTTTCTCATTACGTCATATTATTGATATTCGTGATCAATCTGAGTTTACTTTGAATTTGCCATATCTTCTGGCTGATCCTTGGTTGTATAATACCATTGCCCCTGCAGGTGATGGTACTACTTCTGGACAGTTAGATATTCAAGTCCTTAATGAGCTCAGGTGTCCTGAAATATGTGCTTCTGCTGTGGATATTTTAATATTTACTTCAGGTGGTGCTGATATGGAATTAGCTGGTCCTGCTTATGATATGACGGCTACAGGTATTAAATATCGTGGTAGCTTTTCACCTCAAATGAGCACGCAAGCTGTTTTAGTTCGTGATGGGATAGGCGGTTCAGCTCTTGCTAAACCAACTTTGTTACATGATCTTAATTCCATCGGAGAAAGATTTACTAGTCTCAAACAGTTAATTAATAGATTAGCAATTCAACAACCTATTGTTAGTGCTAATCCATGGTCTGCTTCAAAAAATGTATTATATGATCCCTATTATCTTGCAACAACTGGTGTTGTTGATACAGCTACTGGTGTAGTTACTAAAGATAATTTTGTCCCTGATGCATTGTCTACTTATGCTCCAATGTTTATGTATCATCGTGGTGGTATTGATGTTGGAGTCCTTACTGGTGCTTCAACATCATTAATTACTGTAGCACTTGATGTTGGTGGTTTTAAAAACTATCAGCTTTTACATAGTGCTACTCCCAACCGTTACATTGCTGCTTATTCTACTGCTGGTATCCTTGGTACTTTAAGTCCATTTGCTACTGAAACATCTTTTGGTCCAGCAACTTCTTATAATATTACTGATCCTACAGATAATTTTGATTATGTTCATATTCCTTATTATTGTAAATATCCTGTTAGTATTAATTTTATGGGTGATGGTACACAAGTTTCAGCTTATGCTGAACCTTCGCAACAAGATTCAGCTGTAAGTTTTAGTACTGGTTCTGCAAGCTTAAGTACAACTTTAATTTCTAGAGCTGCAGCTGACGATTTTCAATTTTTGTTTTTCATTGGTACACCTCCATATATTACTGCCAAT